TAGCACAGGATTTAACGATCCTACAGATTGGATTTCAACAGGCAACTATACACTTAACTACTTGATCAGTGGCGATTTCCACAAGGGTGTTCCACTAGGCAAGGTTACAGTATTCGCTGGTGAATCTGGCGCAGGTAAGAGTTTTATCTGTAGTGGTAACTTAATTCGTAACGCACAGAAAGACGGTATCTATGTTATCTTAGTTGATACAGAAAACGCTCTGGATGAAAAATGGTTACATGATCTGGGTGTAGATACAAGCGAAGATAAGTTATTGAAACTTAACCTAGCTATGATCGATGACGTGGCTAAAACTATCCATGAATTCATGAAAGAGTATAAGACATTACCTAAAGAAGACTGTCCAAAAGTTCTATTCGTTATTGACAGTTTAGGTATGTTACTAACTCCGACTGACATCAATCAATTTGAAGCAGGTGATTTGAAAGGTGATATGGGTCGTAAACCTAAAGCACTGACAGCACTTGTTCGTAATTGTGTAAATATGTTTGGTAGTCACAACGTTGGGTTAGTAGCAACTAATCACACTTATGCGTCACAAGATATGTTTGACCCAGATGATAAGATTTCAGGCGGACAAGGGTTCATTTATGCATCTAGTATAGTAGTTGCCATGCGTAAACTAAAACTAAAAGAAGATGAAGATGGTAATAAGATTAGTGAAGTCAAAGGTATCCGCGCCGCATGTAAGATCATGAAGACTAGATATGCTAAACCATTTGAGTCAGTTCAGATCAAGATTCCATATGAAACTGGCATGAATCCCTATAGCGGTCTAACTGATATGATGGAATCAAAAGGTTTACTTAAGAAAGACGGTAACCGCTTGGCATTTATCACACAAGATAAGAAAGAAATCAAACAGTTCCGCAAAGCATGGGAATCAAATGAAGAAGGGTGTTTAGATATCGTTATGAAAGAAATTTCAGCTAATGCTAAACTGTTAGACAATGGTCCAGCACCAGAAGCACCAGCGATTTTAGATGAGGAGATGGGAGAATGAGTATTGAGTTAGATGCATTAGGCGAAGTTTGGATGACTTGTAAAGAGTATATCGCTCCTAAGGATCGCCAGGCGGCTGCTGACCATGTGTTGGCTATCGTAGCTGATCACAATATCGTTGAGCGTGATCTAAAAACCTTTGCTGGAACTGACAGTTATCTCAAACGAGCACTGACAGAATATTTAGGCGAGGAAGAAACTGAAGAAGCAGATTACGACGACGAGGATGACAACTATTAATGTCGGAGAAAAAATATTTTCCAATTAAGACGTCCACTGCATGTCTGGCCAAATGGTCATTCAGTAAAGTTTTATTACATCTAGGAGAGACGTCTAGTTGTCATAGAGTCGTAAACCACAATTTTGACATAGAAACTTTTAACTTTCATAATACCCCCGAGAAAATACAAGAAAGAGAAATAATGTTAGATGGTCAATGGCCCGATGGGAACCCGGATTCTCGAATTGAAACTACCTGTAAACAGTATTGTGGAAAATTTGAACAAAATAATGGTAAAAGTGATAGGCACTTTTATAATTCAATACCTAATTTGTATCCGGATGAACTTGATAATGATCCTACACTAACAGAAATTAATCCAACGATACTAGAAGTTTATATGGACAATATCTGCAATTTGAAGTGTGTGTATTGTCTCCCTGAACTAAGTTCAAATTTAGATTTTGAAATGAAAAAACATGGTAGATTTGAAAAACATGGATTAGTTTTAGAAACAAAGCATAAACCCCCAGAAAATTTTGATGAAATACAAGAGAAATTTTGGGGGTGGATGGAAAATAACGCTCATAAACTAAAAAGACTACAGCTATTGGGTGGTGAACCGTTTTATCAAAAACAATTCGATGATTTTTTAAATTTTTTTAATGCGAATCCTTGTCCTAATCTAGAATTTAATATAGTTACTAATTTAATGATATCGAGAGAGAAATTAAAAGGATACATTGAACGTATTAAAAAATTAATACTCGAAAAAAAAATCAGTAGACTAGACATAACAGCCAGTATTGATTGTTGGGGACCGCAACAAGAATTTGTTAGGTATGGCATCGAATTAATAAAATGGGAAGAAAATTTCAAATATTTAATTAGTGAGAAATGGATTAAATTAAACATTAATAATACAGTGTCGGTATTAACTATTAAAACACTACCAGAATTATTGCGTAAACTAAAGGACTGGACTAAAAATAGGAAGATAGAACACTATTTTGCTCAACTTTTTTATCCTAGCTACATGGCACCTGATATATTAGGTACTGAAGAATTTCAAGAAGATTTTAAGTGTATCTTATCATTGATGGAATCACAAAGTTGGAGAGGGACACAAGCAAAAGAACACTTTAAAGGATTAGTAAACAATGTTAATCTTAGCAAATTTAAATCAAAAGAAGTATTAAAATTAATAACTTATCTGGATGAACTAGATCGACGCAGAAAAACTAATTGGCGAGATCTTTTTCCATGGTTAATCAAATACGAGGACTTATGTGGTATTCAAGAGTAGTAGCAAGTTTAGGTAGTATTCCAGACTTTATTCAGCATTATGAAAAAGAGTTAGATGACGCACGAAAGGAAGTAGGAGTCTATGGCAACATAGAAAAGAATCTTGCTGGCCTGCCCGGAATTACAGAACGACGTTTCAATCAGCTACAAGAGATTGAAGCAGTTCTTAATTACCTCAACATACAGTTAAGAAAAATACGCAAGAAACACTTCCAAAAGTATCTAGAAGGCTACGCTCGCGCTCTTACAAGCCGTGACGCTGAAAAGTATGTAGACGGTGAAGATGAAGTCATCGACTTTGAAACTATCATCAATGAAGTAGCTCTATTACGCAACAAATGGCTAGGCATCATGAAAGGTCTTGAAAGCAAGAACTTCATGCTTGGACATGTCACACGCTTAAGAACAGCAGGCATGGAGGATGCATCAATTGGCTAATAGACATGCAACACACATATTAGAAACTATCCAACAGTATGATACCTTCCTTGAAAGCATCCGCACAGTTGCTGACATGGGCTGTGGTATTGGTGAGGATGCTCACTGGTGGGCTACATTAGAAAATTATAATGAGCCGCCTGAACCTTATAATTTCAATGTATTTGCAGTAGATAAAGATCCCAGTAAAATATCTCAAGTTCCCGTTCTTAAGAACATAAACAAAATATGCGATCCATATGACAAGGAAAACTTATTCCCTGTTAGTATAGATCTAATGTGGACACATGATAGTCTACAATACAGCACAAATCCATTGAAAACTCTGCGTATGTGGAACAGTTATATGACAGTAAATGGCATGTTGTTGATATCTATTCCCCAATCAAATGGAGTAGAATATAATAGATATTACAGTAGAACACACAATGGATGTTACTTTAATTATACTCCATCTAGTTTAATCTATATGTTAGCGGTCAACGGATTTGATTGCCGAGATGCTTATCTACTAAAAAAATTCAATGATCCTTGGATACAGATGGCTGTATACAAAACTGATGTTTCTGTTATGGATCCTGATACTACCAATTGGTATGATCTCGCTGATAAGAATCTCTTACACCCTAGTATGGTATCTAGCATAAACACACACGGTTTCTTACCGCAAGAAGAAATTCTCATGCCTTGGCTAGATAAGGAAAATTATTTTGTTGATTATGTTAGCCAATGGCAACCTGCTCCTGGCACAGCTGGTATCACTCCAGAAATTAAGGGTGTGTTTAACGAAACAACGCACTCAGAGACACAAACAATACAGCAGGCAGAAACCGCAGTGAAAGAGACAAGACTGCTTAAACCTCTTAAAATTAACACCACTCCGCCTACGAGAAAAAGTTATAAAAACAAATGATTAATCGTGTAGTATTAGTTACTGGTGGGTTTGATCCTTTACACTCAGGACACATAGAATATTTTCGTGCAGCCAAACGGCTAGGTGACATCCTAGTAGTTGGAGTAAACAGCGACAGTTGGCTACGCCGTAAGAAAGGGCGTGAGTTTATGCCCAGCTATGAACGTGTGCAGATCATCGAAAATCTACGCATGGTAGATCACTGTATCTTATTCAATGATACAGATGATCATGCTATAGAAGCCATACGTAATGTCAAAATCATGTATCCCAACAGCGAAATCATCTTTGCTAACGGTGGTGATCGCACCGCTGAAAATATCCCAGAAATGTCGGAACCTGATGTTAAGTTTGAATTTGGCGTAGGCGGCCACGAGAAAAAGAATTCAAGTAGTTGGATTCTTGAAGAATGGAAAGCTCCTAAGACATTGCGCCCGTGGGGTTACTATCGTGTCCTACATGAAGTGCAAGGCACTAAAGTAAAAGAACTTACTATTAATCCAGGGCAGAGCCTGACCATGCAACGACATTGGGATCGTGATGAACATTGGCACGTAGCAGAAGGACGTTGTCATGTTGATTTTGAAGATGCTACTACTAAAAGTCATATTAAGCTCAAACAGCATGATCAGTTTACGATCAAAGCAGAGTGTTGGCATCGTCTAAGTAATCCCTATGAAGATCCCTGTAAAATAGTAGAAATACAATACGGTGTAGCTTGCGAAGAAGATGATATAGAACGTAGATAAATACATTATCATGCGAGCACATCAGTTTATCACAGAAATAGGTAATCTTTCCACAGGGGAAATTACCAAATATCGTAACAGAATATTTGCGTTTATTAACAAGGTAAATGCAGGACAACCATTCGTTACAGTAGATGGTAAAGAATTTGTCGTAGACAAGAAACAATTACCAGAAATACAAAAATTCTTACATACTCCAAATGTCAAAGGGCAACTGTTAGTTCGCAGTGCAGATGGTAAAGAAACTATCAGCACTAGTAAATTCGTAAAAACCCCCGAGTTTGGTGGTCAAAGCGCACCTACAGTAGCACAGGGCCAGACAGTGGATGTGAGCCAGACAGCAGGTAAGGAAGGCTTACCAGTCAAACCACCACAAGTATTTAAAACCACAGATGTTAAAGATGTAAATCTAGCATCAGCTAAGGAACTACAACAGGCTGGCGCATTCCGAGTTAAAGATTTATACAAGAAAATTACAACCAGCGAGCAATTAAACGCACTAGGCACCTATGGCCAGGCTATCATCAGCTGTGCTCAGCAGATTAATAAAGGGCAGGACCCTAAAGTGCCAGAAGGACTTAACAGCGCACAGATGCGTGCCCTAGTAGACTATGCTGGTGAATATCTAGGCATACTAGCTATGTATAAAGGCACAGCAGATTTTCCTAAACGCGAACAATTCTTAAAGTTTATTGGTAACGATCTCGGAACCAGCATGCTGTATTTTCCTAAGAAATCTAATACACCACTGGCAGATAGTTTTGCCATACAGGACACAGACACTGGACACACGCTTTATCTAAGCAGTAAAGGATCAGCCGGCGGCGCAGCTCCAGCGATCAGCGGTCTTAAGATTCCTGAAGAGTTAAAAAAACGTCGTCAATATAAAGATGCTGTAGACTTTATTTTATTATGCCAAAGCACTGGCGCTATCGAACAACCATTCTACCTAATGAATTGGATAGCACAACGATACCCTGATGCTATTGACAGTAAATTCCTTAAAATGTTGCCTTGGGACGTTACTGCTACAGTGGCAGCCGTGGATGCTAGCCGTAAGGAAGGCAAACCGTTACCAGCAAAAATGCAGAAGTTTGTTGACAGTTTTGTATTTAAACGAGCTCTTGCTGAAGAAACCACAGCAGGGGGAATCCTGCACTACGTTACTATCAAGGAAGTCATGCGTATCGTCAATGCTGGTGCGATTAAAAATTTCCAAGCCTGTGTATTAGAAGTCCTAAGTGAGAACTTTGTGCAGATCTATACACAGGGCACTAAACTAGGCACATTGGAAACCTATGTATTATGGCCAGCTAAAGTCGATGGCATAGTAACTGTAGAAAGTAAAGGTAGTGCTAGTAATCCTGTCAAGGGAACAGTAAGTTTCCGAGTTAGCAAATAGTTGACATCTTATCAAATCCGTGTTATACTTTATTGTCATTCAATAACTTTGGAGTCTATCAATGGCCTTAAAAACCGTAAACACTGTAGAACGATATAATATCGATAACTGCGTAAAAACATTTGACGGCAGTCGTTATAAAATGATTTTGGCTGGCGCCGCACGTGCTAGAGAAATCGCTAATAAACGCACTTTTGCTGAAAAGCAAGGTGATCGTACTAAACACACAAATAAACCTGTAGTCGAAGCATTATGTGAAATTGACCAAGGTAAATTTGGTGCAGAATACTTAAACAAAATCAAATAAGGAATCATAATGGCAAAAACCAACTCAAGTTTTAATCTTTCAAAAACTACTAAAAAATTAGCCTGTGGAATCCATGATCCGCATACACGTAGAAAATTCCTCAATCTTATGATTGAAGCAGAATCTGCACAGGCTGCTGGTAAGAATCGTAAATTTAGTGACCCTGCAACAAGTCAAAAGCCTAGCAGAGAAGCGCCAAAAGACTAATGGTTTATGTTCTTGGTTGCAGTATGAGTAAATGGTATTGGCCCACTTGGGTTGATTGGTTACGAGTATACGATCAACCAGTGACTAATTTAGCCAACAAAGGATATGGGGTTGATATTATATATTGGCAAATATTAAAATATCTAGATAAAATTAAACCAGAAGATCATATTATAATCATGTGGCCAGAAAATCATCGAGTTGGTTTTTGGTATGATAGAGAATGGGTCGAGAAACGTGATGTGTCGGGATTCTTTCCTAATACTAACGGTAAGTTATGGTTCAGCAATACTGAGCAATACCAAGGTTTTTATCGAGTACACCCAGACCTTCAGCCCAGTTTTACTCATATGGCTGTTAACAAACTACAAGCTATTTTACAAGCACAGCAGATCTTAGATAAGAAAGGTTGCACTTATCAAATGACCAGCACAGGTAATTTGTGGTTTGATAGAAGACCAGTGTTTAAACCGTCGTACAAAACAACATATCAAATTCATCCGACTATCACTCGAGAAGAAATAGCTAACGCAAATAAAATACTTGAGATGGAACCAGTAAAAAAATTAGTTGGGTTGATTAACTGGAATAAGTTTGTATACACTCCTGCGGATCCCTATAACCCTAAGAATCATAATGGAATATGGGAATATTTTGTTGCTAATAAGGAATATTTTGTCTTGAAACACGAAACAGACAACCATCCTCATAGTTTGGCACATCATGATTTTGCTCTAGAGTGGATTCTTGGCCAGGACCCTACTACAGGAAAACATAGAGAAGTAGCACATCAGATTGCCGTAGAAACACAAGAATACTTATTGCCAGAATTTACCGATAATGATTTCATAATAGACCCCGAAGTAGAGTTATTAGACAGTAAATATAAGACATTGTTGGAAACTTTATGAATAGCCAAGAAATAAAAGAGTTCTATAGTAAATTACATTTTCCGGGACGTTATACCTGTGAAGATTTGCAGTTCTATGAAGAACAAGGTATACACAATGTTTATCTCAGAGAAATAGAACGAATACTAGTAGACGGAATGGATGTCTTGGATATCGGGTGTGGTACAGGTCTTGTGAGTAACTTATTTGCTAAGTATAGACCAAACTCACAGTTTACTTCGATTGACTTTAGTGATAGTATTGATTATGCCAGCAACTTTGCAAAAGAAAATAATATCAATAATGTTAAATGGGTTAAAAAAGACTTTTTAGAGTTTAAAACGGTTAAACGCTATGATGTAATTATCTGTTGCGGTGTATTACATCACATACCTGAATATGAACGTGCTTTGACTAAAATGAAAGAGTTACTAAAACCAGGCGGCAAATTAATTTTAGCTATCTATAACAAGTATGGTAAGATTCTTAAACGTATAGTTAATATTAAATACCACAATGATGTATTGTATCAAGACCAGGAATTAAACCCTTTTGAGTTGAGCTTCACTAATCGCCAAATGTTAGATATGTGTAAAGATTTGAATTTTGATTTAGTTTCGCCGAGTTACAATAACAAATTGGTAGATTTTTATGCCTGTTTTAACAGTGTCAATGGTGGCTTAGCCTTATATGTCTTTACTAAGCCGTAAAAAGAATGTAGTTATATGTAATTTTCCTAGATTTAGTGGCGAAATCTGGTTACCTTACTTTTGGTCAAGCGCCAAAACATACTACGAAAAACATGGCCAACGTATAAGCGAATGGAATTGGATCCCGTGTTATACCGATGTTTACAGTTCTGAACATAAAGAAGAAATCAAAAAATTACTGCTAAAAGCACAGCCCGATGTATTTGCTATAAGTTTATACGTCTGGAACTACACTATAAGTTATGAAATAGCAGAGTGGGTTCGTGCTACATGGCCTGAATGTATTATTATCAGTGGTGGCCCCCATCAATATTTTAAACATGATCTTAATTGGTTTAAGGAGCATCCTTATTTAGATGCTAGTCACCACGGCGACTGTTATGGCGAACTTTGCCTTACCCAAATCTTAGACAATTACGATAACAACACTAAAACAGTAAATTGGAATTTAGTATCTGATGTAGAATACCCTACAAAGGGCAGGAACATCAAGTCTAGTAAACTTTCTTTGTCGCATCAAGATAAGAAAAAGTTTGATTACGATTGGGGACCCCTGTATAGTCAATTTGAATTTTTACAAGACTTTATTAAATATCAGCACGATAAGTTTCCTGGCAGTATGTTACTGTGTGTATTAGAAACTACACGTGGTTGTCCTTATGGCTGTACATATTGTGATTGGGGTGGTGGCACAGCAACTACAGTAATTAAGAAAAGCCTAGACACAGTTAAATTAGATATCGATGCCGCCAGTCAATTTAACTTAACATTTCTTTATATGGCAGATGCTAATTTTGGCATCTTTGGTGAGCGTGACATTTCCATTATTAAGTATCTAGTTAAACGTAAAAAAGAAACTGGGCAGATGTTTAAAATTGGCTACGGCGGCTTTGCTAAAACTGAAAATAGATTAGACGCGATTAAAGAAATACTAAGGGTTGATATTGATAATGAGCTGAGTCTTACTAAAGAACTTAAATTAAGTTTACAATCACTAGATCAACAAGTGCTAGACAACATTGATAGACAAAATGTTGGGTTAGAACAACAACTAGCGGTATTTGAACCATTGGCCCGCGACAAACAAATGCCCTTATATGTTGAAATGATTATGGGCTTGCCCGGGATTAACCTTGACAAATATTATTATGAATTAGATGTATTGGGCTCGCATGATTTAAGTGTACAGTGGTTTGAGTGGATATTACTGCCAGAAACTCCGGCATTTGCACACGGTTACAGAAATAAGTATGGTATTCAAACTATAACAAAGAAAAAAGGATGGGCAGTTAAAGAGGAAGACAGTCGGCGCGAAGTTGTTGTAGGCGGCAATGAGTTTACTAGCCGTGACTATATGCAGATGTTGTTAAGCAATAGTCTGTATCATTTAATTATACAGGGCGGATTCTTCAAGGATTCGATCAATTGGATAGTAACTAACGGAACAAAACATGGCAAGTTAGTCAGAGACATATACGAAAACTTTTTCCTTAATAGTGAATACGCTAAACAAGTGCAGGAAAGATGGCATCAAATATGTACCAATGAAGATATTTGGTGTAATTTCGAAGTAGACAATCAACAAATATATGGTGGTTGGTACTTTGTTGCGTTGGCGTATTTAAAGCCAGACTTTGTTACAACTCTGATTAACTGGTTACAAGATAAGTACTTTGTTCCGAGTAATTTAGTTGAATCAGATACGGAGTTAAATATTAGTATAAACAATTATAGCACTAAAAAATATCGTAAATGGTATGTATATGATTATAGAAAGTTTGGTGGATTCCAATCAAACTCAATACAATCAATTATAGGATTATTTATTAATCACGTTGACACTGGTTATGTGTTTAGAGGCAGAAAAACAGTATTAGGCATTTACTCTGTGAAGAATTAGAATGACATTAAATTTTAAGTCAATTACAATCGCTTTATTAATCACCATCGCCTGGATATTTGGTGCCAGGGAGTTGTGGGACACCCTTACACATTTTAATACGCAGTGGTATTGGTATGTCCTTGCGTTAGTCTATACGATTACTATTAATGATTTGTTTGTTCATATTTGTTGTGGGCATAATTTGTATACTATGGATACTAACAGACCAGGATACCGTATCTTAACATTCTTAGCTAATGTTGATCATGCATGGAGTCCGGTCACAAGTATGTGTTTAGTACATCTTAATCATCACTTATACAGCGACCAAGGTAATAAAGATGTTAGCAATTGGCGCATACACTGGTATAACATGGGAATATTAAGTCCTATTAATTACCTATATCAGGCTTCAACAGATTTTCCTGAACGTGAAAAATATTTTGCTAGGCAAAACAAAAAGTTTAAATATATGTTAGATGATACCTGGTTATGGTTCGTAGAAGAGTACAGCCACATTTTTACAATTTTGTTCTGGTTAGTATTGTGGTTAGTATGCCCTATTATTTTGTTTAAGATTATATTTATGGGCCGTGTAATGATCAGTATCCTTACTTTATTTCCAGGTATGTTTGGACATACTAAGATACTAGGTGGATACAGAAACTTTAACACACCAGATACATCGTATAATAATTTAATTCCGCATTATTTTTGTTTGACGTTGTTCCCAACAATTTTACAAAACAATCATCATGGGCAAAAATATACTATAGAAAAAGGGCATAGCTATAGATGGTTCGAAATAGATTTAAGTAAATATGTTGTGCGAGCGATTAAATACTTCACTGAAAAAAGATAATGATAGCCCATGACATTAAAATATAGTTATTTTGTTAAGTTGTTTTATAAATTGCACGTTAAAATTAGATAAAGGAAATATATGTCAGACTATCAAGTTAAAGATATTAGTTTAGCCGCTTGGGGACACAAAGAAATTGCTATTGCCGAGACAGAAATGCCTGGCTTAATAGCAGTTAGAGATGAATACAAAGACCAACAACCACTCAAAGGTGCTCGTATCGCTGGATCATTGCATATGACCATCCAGACAGCAGTATTGGTAGAAACATTAGTAGCACTTGGCGCGGAAGTGCGCTGGAGCTCATGTAACATATTTTCAACACAGGATCACGCCGCTGCCGCACTGGCTGATCAAGGCATACCTGTATTTGCTTGGAAAGGCGAAACAGAAGAAGAATATTGGTGGTGTATCGAACAGACAGTTAGTGGTCCAAATAATTGGCAGCCAAATATGTTACTTGACGATGGGCACGATCTAACTTGGTGGATCCATGAAAAACACCCAGATTTGTTACAAGGTATCCGCGGTGTAACAGAAGAAACAACCACAGGCATACACAAAATCAATGAGGCGATAAAAGACGGCAAGTTCAAGCTACGTGCTATTAATGTGAACGATAGTGTAACTAAAGCTAAATTTGACAATCTCTATGGTTGTAGAGAAAGCCTAGTTGACGGCATCAAGCGTGCCACTGACGTAATGATCGCAGGTAAAGTCGCAGTAGTAGCTGGCTTTGGTGATGTGGGCAAAGGTTCAGCCGCAGCATTGCGAGCACTGTCAGCACAGGTATGGGTCACTGAGATTGATCCAATCTGCGCACTACAAGCGGCCATGGAAGGTTACCGGGTAGTTACTATGGATTACGCCGCAGACAAAGCAGACATTTTTGTAACAGCCACAGGTAATATCGATGTTATCACTCGTGAACACATGCTGAAGATGAAACATAACAGCATAGTATGTAACATTGGTCACTTCGACAGTGAGATTGATATTGCAGGCATACAGGATCTTGAGTGGGATGAGATCAAACCACAGGTAGATCATGTGACATTGCCAAACGGTAACAAGATCATTATTCTTGCCAAAGGCAGATTAGTTAACCTAGGTTGTGCTACAGGACATCCTAGCTATGTGATGAGTAATTCATTTACCAATCAAGTTCTAGCACAGATCGAAATGTTTAATAACACAGAAGATTATCAAATTGGGCATTTATATCTACTGCCAAAACATTTGGATGAAAAGGTTGCCCAATTACATTTGGCTAAGATTGGTGCTGAATTAACATCCTTGACCGCCGATCAAGCCATGTATATTGGTGTTGCGGTCGACGGACCATTCAAAGCTGATAGTTATCGTTATTAAGAGATCATAAAGTAATATTATTACCTCTGAGCCACGTATATAAATAAAAACGTGGCTTAAATGCAACATACTTTTAATATGTGGCATTTTTGCAACAAATTTAAAACAGAGGAAACACAATGAAAAAAACTTTAATCGCAACACTTATCGCTGGCCTATCATTTGGTACAGTAGCAATGGCTGAAGATGGCAAAAATTTTGCTCACATCCAATATACATTCCGTGACACAATTTCTGATGACAAAGCTGATCCTAATAGACAAGGTGTTAACTTTACAATTGGTCGCAAAGTGTTAGATAATCTAACAATTGACTTAGGTGAACAGTTCCGCACTGAACGTCTAAACAATGATAATGGTGTAAGCACAACACGTTTAGAAACAGGTGCTACATATCAATACGGTTTAACCAAAGACATCGCTCTATACACACGTGGTGGGTTAGGTTACAAGGTTACTTCAAATCAAGACTATTCATACTATTCAGTTGAGCCAGGTATCAAATACAGTTTAACAGATGCGTTAGCAGTTAAAGCAGGATACCGTTTCCGTGATGCGTTCAGTGACACATACATTGAAAAAACAAACACAGTGCGATTTGGTGCTGAATACGCTATCGCTAAAGATCAAGCATTGACACTAGGTATTGATCGTAGCTATGGTGCTAGTGACTTCATTGGTTACAATGCAGGTTACATGATCAAGTTTTAATCAAACTAATAACGCCTCTTAACAATGCGCAACCTTTATTAGTATCTAAAAAAGGCTATTTCGGTAGCCTTTTTTCTTGACTTTAATTCGGAATCATGCTATAGTATTACAGTAACATTCTATAATTATGGAGTAAAAACATGTTTGATTCAATTGAAATTCGTAAAGTAACAAATGGATTCGTAGTGATCCTAACACAAGAAGATGAAACCAGCGAGTATGTATTTGATACTAGCCGCAAAGCCATCAAATTTATCAAAGAATATGTAGAAACTAAGGTTGCTCGCACGGTAGCAGATCGTCAAGAAGCATAATTTTTCCGCCTGTTTTAGCTAAAATAAATACGTTATAGCAGTAAATTCAACGAAAACTGGAGAAATCAATGTCAAAAACCGTCTTAGTGACTGGCGGTGCGGGTTTTATCGCACACCACGTTATTGAAAATATTTTAAGAAATACCGATTGGAATGTAGTCAGCTTAGACAGACTAGACTTCTCGGGTAATTTAAATCGCTTGTCAGATATGGCCCAGGAGTTAGATCCCGAAGTGCGCAAGCGTGTCAAGGTAGTATTCCACGATCTACGTGCAGAATTAAATCCAATGGTAGCCAGAGATATCGGTGATGTAAACTATGTCTTACATTTAGCCGCAGGGTCACACGTTGATCGATCAATTGAATTTCCGATGGAGTTTGTCTGGGACAACGTAGTAGGTACAGGGCATATCTTAGAGTTTAGTCGTAAACTAAAAAATCTAGAACGTTTCATCTACTTCTCAACAGATGAAGTATTTGGGCCAGCACCCAATGGTGTTAACTATGGTGAGCGTGATCGTTACAATTCAAGCAATCCATACTCAGCAACTAAAGCTGGTGGCGAAGAATTAGCTGTAGCGTTTGAAAATACCTACAAGATGCCTATCTACATCACACATACAATGAACGTGTTTGGTCAACGCCAACACCCAGAGAAATTTATTCCCATGTGTATCCGTAAGGTAAATGACGGTGATACTATTACTATCCACAGTGATGCAACACGCACTGTGCCAGGAAGTCGTTTCTATATCCATGCGGCAGACGTAGCAGACGCTATGATGTTCTTGCTGGGATTAGATGACACCAAACTAGAAGCAGACTATGGCGATGCTAAATGTCCTAAGTTTAATCTAGTAGGCAAACAAGAAATTAATAATCTACAACTAGCACAGATTATCGCTGATGCGCAAGGAAAAGAATTGAAGTATGAAATGGTAGACTTCCATAGCTCACGCCCAGGACATGACCTACGTTATGCTCTAAGCGGTGACTACATGCGCAGTTTAGGTTGGGAACCTAAGGTTAGTTTAACAGAACGTATTGGTGAAGTGGTGCAATGGACCTTAGCCAATGAACGTTGGTTACGTTGCGAATAAAGGACACTTATGAAAAATATTGTATTACTAACATCAGCAGTTTATACTAACTATGGTATCTATAAACCAGCAGAACGTATCCAACAAACACTAGAAACAGCGCAAAGTGCTAGAAAATATATCCCTGGTGCTGTGATCATCTTAGTAGACAACAGCAAAGTCGATGTGCAGAATGATGACAGCGCAGAATTCAATGAACTGATTGACACAGTTGATTATTACATCGACAACAGCGACGACGGAGATATCCAGTATTTCCATAACAATGTTCAAAACTATGACATTGGCAAGAACTCCATGGAAGCTCTAGGTATGCTAAAAGCGTTGACTTTTATCCACAACGATGAAACACTTAAAAATGAGATAAAAGATGCAGATCGTATTTTCAAACTCAGTGGACGTTATCAGGTAACAGACAAATTTGATATCAATAAGTTTAGCAATGAAAATACTCGAGACAAATACGTGTTCAAACGATCTCAACCTAGTTGGATTAATCCAGCGGATACAGGGGTGAACACTCTATTACAAACACGCTTGTGGTCATTTACTCCTAATTTGTTGTCTGAAACCATGCAGTTGTATAAGAATATTATCGAAACAATGGTTAATTTATTTAATCAAGGCAAGTATATTGACAATGAGCATGCTATGAGCAAGTTTATTCCTAAAGACAAACTAGTTGAAGTTGAAACTGTGGGCTTAGTTGGCAATATCGCTCCTAATGGTATGATGATCATTGACTGATGAAAAAAGTATTGATTCTAGGTGGCAATGGTTACATTGGATCTAGGTTACGCCAAGTCCTACGTGAACATCATTTTGTAAAATCAAATGATATCTGTTGGTTTGCCCACGATGAAACCAGTGATCGCCGAGACTATCATAAACTCTCCAAGCAAGAACTAAGTGAGTTTGAGGTCATTGTAGTCCTAGCAGGGCACAGCAGTGTGCCAAGTTGCCATGGGGATCTACCTGGACCTTGGTTAAATAATGTCACCAACTTCACAGACCTATTAGATAAGACTGATGATCAATTGATCATCTATGCTAGTTCGGCCAGTGTCTATGGTAACAGCAAACCAGGCGAACGACACAAAGAAACTAATACACATTTTACTCCTGTTAATAACTATGACGTGACAAAATACGCATTAGATCAACAGGCAACGATCGCCAATCTACGTGGTAAACAGGTAATCGGTCTTCGATTCGGCACAGTCAACGGTTGGGCACCTAATCTACGTGTAGACGTGATGATCAACAGCATGTATCACAGTGTGCAACAAGGCACAGGCATACAGGTCATGAATAAGCACATTAGTCGTGCTATGTTGGGCATTGAAGATCTGTGTCATGCTATGTTACGTTGTATTGAGCAACCAGTGCCAGGCATCTATAATCTTGCCAGTTTCAATGCTACAGTTGGTGAGATAGCTGAAGCAGTTAGTAGGAAACTTGGTGCTGACATCATTGATCGAGGTGCCACTGCCAATGCCTACGACTTTGCTTTAGATACCAGACTATTTGAACAAACATTTGATTTTACTTTTAAAGAAACACCTGCTACAATAGTAGATAGTTTATTAGAAAGTTACGAACAATCAACTCCGCAATGGAGAGACAAATATATAATTTATAATTGGGAACCTGAAAATGCAAGACGCTAAAGAACTTAATGAATGCTTATGCTGTGGCAGTGAGCAGTTAATTGAAACACTACACCTAGGTGAACAACCTATGGCTAATAGTTTCCTTAAAAGCGAGGACGAACCAGAATTGCGTTTTCCCTTAGTGCTGAACAGATGTCAAGACTGTTATCATCTACAGCTGAGCCATGCAGTCAACCCAGATCTATTGTTTAAAAATTATCTTTATGTCAGCGGCACTAGTCAGACACTTAAAGACTACTTTGATTGGTTCGCTGGTTATTCATTTGAACATTTTGCAGACGCACCCAAGGCAGTATTAGACATCGCCTGTAACGATGGCACACAGCTCAACAGTTGGAAGAAGTTAGGCCTAAAGACCTATGGTATCGATCCAGCTGAAAATCTACACCCAATCAGTAGTGTAGAACACGAAGTGATCTGTGATTACTTTACAGACAAATATACCTATCACTATAAGAATAAAAATCTAGATATCATCAATGCGCAGAACGTATTCGCACACAACAGCTACCCACTAGAGTTCTTGAAACAGTGTAAGGAAATCATGCATGACAACACGGTATTGTTCATCCAGACCAGTCAAGCTGACATGGTTAAGAACAATGAGTTTGACACTATCTATCACGAACATTTGAGCTTCTTCTGTGCCAACAGCATGAACGAATTAGCCAAGCGTGCTGGTTTATACCTAACAGGCGTAAACAAAACTCCTATACATGGTAACAGCTATGTATTTGTGTTTAGAAAACAACCACATGACGGTAATCTTGAACAGGTGTTAGCAGAAGAACGTGCAGCTGGTCTACAAGATCCAAATACCTATGTAGCTTACGCTGATAAATGTGTGGATGTGGTTAAGGAACTAGCAAATACCATCGATCATTATAGATGGTTAGGATATGTAGTCGCTGGCTATGGTGCCGCAGCCAAAGGTATGACTCTGCTTAACTTTGGCGATCTTTATCTAGATTTCGTCATAGATGATAATCCACTCAAACAAGGATTATTCTGTCCAGGTACACATATCCCAGTAGTTGGCATAGACATGCTAGATGAATGTAAAGATCTAAAAGTGGCATTCGTTCCACTAGCTTGGAATTTCTTCTCAGAGATACAGACTAAGATCAAAACTAAACGTGACCAAGAAGGTGACGTATTCATACGTTATTTCCCAGATATCAAAGTTGAGTAATGCGTAAAACAGTAGTATGTCACTTCTACAACGAAGAGTTTCTACTGCCATGGTGGTTACAACATCATAGACACATTTTTGATTATGGCGTAATGATTGATTATGCCAGCACCGATCGTAGCTGTGCAATCATCCGTGAAATATGTCCGACTTGGGAAATAATACCTAGCCGTAACGAATTCTTTGATGCTAAAGTTATCGACGATGAAGTCATGGATATTGAGCGTGGTCTTGATGGTTGGAGAATAGCACTTAATGTTACTGAATTTTTATATGGAAATATCAGTCATCTAGACGACAGACCAGCCCCTACACAATACTTTCTTACTAATTATGTTTTTGTAGATATGGAAGATAATTCTAATCCGTTAGACCATAACAGACCGCTGCATGAGCAGAGGTATTGGGGGTATCTAGATAATAGAAATAATAATGACAGGATGGAAAAGGGCAGTGCCCATCGTATGAATAGAAGCATACATAATCATCCGATCACATATCCAAATTGGGGTAGACATTGGCCCGATACTACAGCATCATTTGACGATTTAGTTATATTCTATTATGGTTATGCTGATGCCAGTGAACAAGGGCTAGATCGAAAAGCACAGATAAGATCACGTATATCAGAAGTTGCTGAACAAGTAACACACACATTACCTCCTGGCGCACGATTTGAAGAAGATAATGAAGGAAAGGTGAGAATAGTTGACAAAAATGGTATTGAGATACAATTCCATAATCGACCAGGTGGATGGGGAAGCCATCATAACTATAATAAAGAAGAATTTTTATTACAATACAGATATGATCAACAGCCAAAGTGCAGTGATCTCAGAGTTGAAATTGCAGATATATTGCAGTATAATAAACAACTAACAGGGCAAGATTTTTAAATGAAGAAAACCTTAATCAGCCATTTCTACAATGAGGAATACATGCTACCATGGTTTCTTAGTCACCACAAGCAGATTTTTGACCATGGTGTGATGATCGATTACCACAGCAATGATCGTTCAGTAGAGATCATCAAAGAAATCTGCCCAACGTGGGATATCGTAACAAGTCGTAATTTAGATTTCCAAGCAGACAATATTGACATAGAAGTTATGGATATTGAGCGACAACTTGATGGTTGGAAGATAGCATTAAATGTCACTGAGCAGATGATTGGTGACTACAGTATTTTAGACGATCAACCTAGGCAATGGTTATTACCCACAGTGTTTATGGTAGACACAGATAGAGATAATCCAGTTTCACAAGATCTACCATTATATGAACAAAAGCATTGGGGATTTAGTTTTCGTGACAGCCAACGTGATTTTTTAGAGCGTCGTAGTCGTAGCATACACAATGTTCCTATATACTATCCGCCACACAATACCCAAGAATGTATGGGCCCGGGCCGTCATTATCACTCATATAACACAGACCAATTGGCAATATTTTATTATGGTTGGTGCCCATTTGATGACGGTGGCATAGCACGTAAGCTACAGATACAGACACAGATACCATTGATCGATCGCCAACGTGGTTGGGGATTCCATCATATAACCAACAAAGAAACATTAACTTATCGCCTAGAGAATGAATTCATTCCAAGAAGTCGAGACCTAACCGAGGATATCAAACACTATGTTACCAAACATAAAAATCTTTCAAATATACTTTAAACCAGAACTAAAAGTCCACTGTGACCCACATTTTGTTCCATTGGATAATACAGCTAATCCCAATCCAGAGTTACGAGAGTGGGACGTGTGGAATCGTGAATATGATGGTCTGATAGCCGGTGACCTAGAATATTGGGGATTCGTCAGCTGGAAGTTTAAAGAGAAAACAAATCTTACAGGACAACAGGTATACGATTTTATCAACGCTTATCCTGGACAAGATGTTTACTTGCTAAATCCCTGCATCCTTAATGAAGCCTGTTTTGCTAACTCGTGGGAGCAAGGTGACCTCTATCATCCCAATATCAGTGACATAGGTAATCGATTTTTGAAAAAGATTGGTTATGGTGATGTTGATGTCAAGGGTATGTTACTAGATCGCAACACCACAGTGTTCGCTAACTACGTAGTTGGTAGCCGCAAGTTCTGGACCAAGTTCATGGAGTTCAGTCGTAAACTATTTACAGAAGCAGACAAAGATCCCGTGTTCAAACAGGAAGTATTTGGCGCCGGTGGCAGTAACTATGCTCACGATAAAACACTACCAAACTTTACGTTTCTGATTGAAAGGTTAATTCCCACATTCATTGAATTAGAAAATCTCAGTGCAGTAGGATTTAAACATAGCCCCGATACACTAGCTATCAAGTATCAACCCTATGCTGATGATATCATGTCCTTAAGTGACTTAAAAGTCGCTGTAAATCGCCACAGTTCAGACGAATTATACGATATTTGGAACTTTTATCGCCACAAATTCTTGCAACAGAA